ACCCCTATACCGGAGGGTCCAATCCCCGATAGGAGTGGCGGTCACATCCTACCCTGCATCGGGTAGGGGTGTCCCACTGGCCCTAAGTGTGCCACTGGTGTCCAGTGTTTGTCCACTGGTGTTGGGGAGTGTCGCGAGGACGTCGCTGAGCCGGTAGAGGGTGCGGCCTCTTCGGTCCCGGCCGGCGGGCTGGAGGTGCCCGGCGGCGACCCTGCGGTGCAGGGTGCGCTTGGAGACCCCGGCGGCGAGGATCGCGGCCTGCGTGTCCACCAGCGGCCCACTGTCACCGGTCATAGGAGACCCACAGACAGGTGATCCATGGCCGGACCTGGGAGGAACCTCGCCCGGATGGTCATGTCCACCCTGCCGGTGAAGAAATCCCGGGAGGACCGGACCTCCAGGTCGTTCACCCGGTAGACGCAGTTCCCTGAGGTGCAGGTGGCAGCGAGGATGTTCAGGGCATCGGCGATATCGTCTGCCGTCGTATCGGCGACGTCCCGGCGGGCGTTCACGGTTGCCACCTGCTACACGGGGCGATGGTGATGGCTACGAGATTGCGCTCATGGTCGTAGGAGCGGGTGATCTCGTAGCCGCCCTCGCAGTAGGCCATGGCAGAGAGCGCGAGCGTCTCCTCCTTGAAGAGCCTCTCCATGATGGACCGGGATGGGCCCGGGTAGTCGGGCTCCTCGACGACGTCGAAGCGTTCGACCTTACCGAGGGGCGCGAGGGGATTGCCGTCGACGTAGGCGACACCGATCTCGTAGGGGTTGGCGGTGGTCATTTCAGGTCTCCTGACTGCGTGTAGGCAGCGAGGGTGATTTCGGAGAGCCAGTCGGATCGGAGCGAGTCGACGGACAGGACGTCTGCGACACGGTGGGCGACGTAGGCCAGTGGCCTGCGGAGGTTCCGGCCTGGGACCTGGGCGTCCAGGCGGGCCGACTCCTCCAGCCACCATGACGGGGCGCGCCCGGTGCCCACGCAGGCACCTACCAGGAGGCCGTGAGCGTGGCAGCCGAGGTCACGCCAGCAGGTGCGGGCCATCTTCGGGGACACGTCCATGGCCTGCCCCACGCGCCCGAGCAGGAAGAGCAGGTGCCTCCGGTTCTCGGGGAAGTCCAGCACCGGCCGCGGTGTGGGCAGGTCAGCGATACTCACGGACGGCTCCCCTCGCTGGCGGGATGTTCTTCACGTTGAAGGGCTGGTCGGTGGCGATGTGGACTTTCCCGCTGGTCGTCAGCAGGAGCTCGTTGGGCACATCTACGCGAATCATGCCGCCCCCATCCGGGCGTGACGTGATGGGCTCGATCCTGACCATGTCCGTTGGCTCGACGGTGACAACGCCCGAGACCGTGTACCGCTGGGTGACCCCGCCGGGGCCGGGGACGTCGATGGTGACGTTCTCCAGGGCTGTCTTGGTGATTTCGAGGAGGGTGCGCAGGTCTTTGACCAGGGCGCGTTCTGCGTCGAAGTCGTAGCTGCTGCGGTAGCCCTCCCCCTCCTCCCAGGTGGTGAGGTTCCGCTCGATACCCTCGATGATCTGCTTCGTGGTCAGTTCGTCACTCATTGGTGTTCTCCTTCGGGGTAGGGGTATAGGCGATGGTGTACGGAGCGAGGAGCGGGTGAAGCTCGCTGCGCTTACCCTGAAAGACATCTTTGACCAGCCGCCACCAGCCGCCCTCGTCACAGAGCCACGGGTATCCGTTAGCGTCCAGCGCGACGGTCATGCTGGCGGCCCCGCGTGATGCGTCTCCGCCGTCGATCTGTCGTGGCCGGCTGGCCTCAGCCTCTTCGAGGAGCGCCCGATAGCGGCCTTCCCATGCGTCCTTCTCGCGAGCCTCGGCCTCCAGGTCGGCGATGTGGTTGACGAGGGTGCGAAGCTCATCCGGCTCTCCGAACCACAAGCCGGTGCAGGCGAACAGGGCGAGGTGCCCGAGAGCGGTCTCGATGTCGTCGCGGCTAGGCATTGCTGCTCTCCTCCTGGTAGCGCACGAGCCAGGCGAGGGCGAGTGCGCCTACCTGAGTGACTTCGGCGATGGTGTCGGCGTTGTGACCCGTGCTGTTGGCGTTGTCGTAGGTGAGGGAGGCGGCAACCTCCCCCACCTCCTCAGCCAGGGCGTAGAAGCGGTTTTCGTCCGTCGGCCCGTCGCAATCCAACGTCATGCCCGGGTGCTTGACGGCGGCCCGCTCGTACTCGGCGACGAACGCGGCCGCCGGGTCCTCGACTCCGAGCTGCACCAGGAACACGGTCGCGAAGGCGGTGATCGACGCAAGACGGTTGGAGATGTGCCGCTCATTGAGACGGCGTCGGACTGAGCCCTCCTCAGAGAAGGCGAGGACGTACAGTGACCGGGCGATAGCCGCCAGGTCGTCGTGCCAGGAGCCGATGACCTCCAGTGGCGGGAGCACGGACCAGCCGGCCACGTCCTTCGCGAACTGTGCAGCCGTGTTGGTGAATGGGCAGGTGGTCATGAGAAGGCTCCTCCGATCTTGACCCAGATCGCCACGATTCCCCACACGATGAGGGAGAACACAGCGAACGCGGTCGCGGCAGCAATGACGTAAGCAACAGCGGCGCTGACCCGCTGGCCGAGTGAACGATCAGGATTCACGGTCAGCCCTCCTTACCGCTGGTCTTGATGTCAATGTCCGGGACGACCGTCTCCGGCCGGTAGACGACCTTGTAGTGGTAGGGGTCGGCCTTGACGGGCTCGGTCTGCTCAACCACGTAGGTGACGTTGTCGGACAGGCCCAGGAAGTGCTTCTTGAACTGGTTGTCGCCGACCTTGCAGGTGACCTCGAGCTGGCCCTTGGAGTTGTCCTCCTTGCTGTCCTTGATGGAGCACAGGCCCTCGATGGTGAGGAGGTACTTGTCGGTGATGCCGTTGACGAAGGTGATGCGGCGGGTCACCTTGAAGTTGTCACTGTCCTGGCTGATGTTCCAGGAGGCGGTGTCGGCGGCTGAGCAGCCGGCTAGTGTGAGGGCCGCGGCTGTGGTGACGGCGGCGGCGAGGTTGCGGAGTCTCATTGATCTTCCTTCCGGTTTGGGTAGGGGGTTGGTGGGGAGGCCCCAGGGTCGGGGCCTCCCCGGGGTGTGGTTAGAACGGGGGCTCTTCCTTGATCTGGCCCCCGGTGGCCCACGGGTCGGCGGCGCTACCGCCGGCCGGGGCGTTGTAGCCGGACCGCTGGGCGTAGTCGAACGCTCCGCCCTGCTGCGCCTGGCCGCTGTTGCGTGGGGTCTTCGGGCACAAGCCCCACACGTCAGCAGAGAGCCCCAGGGACGCCCGGGGGGCCCCGTCCCGGCCGGTGAACGTGGACAGGCGGGGCCGGCCGGTCACCGTCAGGAGCGTCCCCTTGAAGACGTTCTCGGCGAACGCCTCGGCCTCCTCGCCCCACACGGACACCTGCACCCACAGGGTGTCTCCGGCGTCCTCCCACTGGTTGGTGTTCCGGTTGAAGCGGCGAGGGGTCCAGGGCACGTCGACGTTGGCGACGGCCGTGCCTGACGGCGTGAACCGCAGCTCGGGGTCACGGGAGGCGTACCCGGTGACCGTGAAACTGGCGTCGGGCCTGGTCATGGCCTGTCTCCTTTCCGTCGGCGGCCGATGATGAACGAGAGGGCGGTGAGGATGAGCGTGCTCACGCGGCCTCCAGGGCGGGTGGGGTGTCGGGGATGATGCGGCACAGGGGCGGGCACAGCAGCTTCGGGATGGACCCGACCATGCCGTCGCGGGAGATGTAGATGGCCTCGACGATGGCCGGCATAACCACGTTGCAGCCGACGGTGGCGATGGTGACTGGGGCGCCCTGGTGGAGGACGCGGTCACCGGGGCGGAGGTCGTCGAAGGTGACGACCTCGACGAGGTAGGTGGCGCTCACGCGGCGTCCTCCTTGCCGGCCGCCATGGTGAGAACCCGCATGAGGATGCAGGCCAGGCAGGACCCGTCGCACTCGTCCTCGTCCTCGGTCTCCTCCTCGCCGTCGGTGTTGTCGTCCTCGGGCTCGTCGTCCGCGGTTCCGAGGCCGGCGAGGATGGCGGACTTGGCGACGGGCACGACCTCCTCCCACTCGAAGATCGCGTCACTGGGGAAGCCGTGGACCAAGGCGTATTCGACCCTGGGGCCGTCGAGGAGACGGAAACCGTGTCCGCCGTCGATCCGGTAGGCCAGGGAGCCGTCGATGCGGTTGCCGTTCTCCGTGCCGCGGATGATGCGGATGAGGTCAGCGTCGGGCCACGTCGGCTCCTCCTCAGCGGTCTCCTCCTCGGTGGGCTCCTCCGGCACGACACGCAGAACACAATCCGTCGGGAAGGAACGGTGCTGGCCCTTCGAGTCACGGTAGTAGAGACGGTGAGGCACGCAGCTGGTGACTGTCTCAATGACGATGCGCTCCCCGTCACTGCCCAGGATGGTGTCACCCGCCTCGACGTTGGCGATGCTGACGGTCTCAACGGTGGTGGTGATGCGGGTCATTTGGTGGCCTCCTCAGGCTCTCCGGTGGTGATGTATGCGGCAATGGCGGACCCGGCGGCCAGGGCCTCGAGGTTCGCGGTCTGCGCCTCCGACAGGCGCACCTGCACCGTCGGGGAACCAACAATCTCGGTGATCTCGACGCCGTCGGGCATCTCACCGGTGCTGGCAATCAGCGCGTTCAGGTTCGCGGCGGCTGAGAACCACGGGGCGACCGTCTCGACCATGGCGTCAGGGTGGTTCGCCTTGACCCAGGCGGTGAACGCCTTCTCGTCGGTGACCTTCAGGACCTCGCGGGGCTTGGGGTCCGTCACGTTCACGGTGCCGACGTCGAGGCCGCCGACGTAGGCGTGGAGCTTGCCGCCGGGACCCATGTGCTCAAGGAGCGACGGCTTGGTGTCGTCCATGGCGGCCTTGGACGCCTTGGTGAGCCACTGGCCGACAGAGGCGCGCACGAGCGCCTCGGCCTGCCCGTACTTGGGGGTGTCAGTCATTGGTGTTCTCCTCTTCGATGATCTCGCCCTCGACGACCTCGACGTCGACGGGCTCCTGCGGTTGGGATTGGGGTTGGGGTTGTGGGATGCGGGCCGTCAGCCATGCGGTCAGCGCCGGCGGGTCGGCGGTGCCGCCCTGGTCGATCCACTCCTGGGCGATCTGCTCGGGGTTGCCGCCGAACTTCGCGACGAACCGGTGTACGAGGTCCTCGCACTCCTGTCTGAGCCGGGCGACCGTGTCGTCTGGACCCAGGTAGTCCTCCGCGCCGGGGCCGTGCTCCTCTCCACCGATCTCCTCGGGGGAGTAGATGACCCCGTACAGGCAGTCCGAGGCGCCCTGCCTACAGACCTCGGTGATCGCCCTGGATCGGAGCATCTGCTCGGGGTAGAGGGACCAGGGGCCGCGCTGGCCCCACAACTGGGCTCGGCGTGCCCGGGCCTCGTCCCACACAACCTCGTAGGTGAACTCCGGGTCGTCGGCGCGGACCAGCTGGGCGCGGACGGTCATGCCCTCCTGGATGATGCGGAGCTTGTGGCCGGCCTTCCTGACCACGGACGCCATGAGGTCGGCGCTCATGGTGGGCTTGCCCTTGATGACGTTGATGCCGTTGAGGGCCGCGATGGGCTTGATGCCGAGGGATTGGCCGTACTCGATGGCTAGCAGGACGTTGGCCGGCTGCTGCCGGTAGGCGTCGGGCAGGAGGCTCGAGGCGGCGAGGCTCTTTGCGTAGGCGATGCGGGCCTGCACGGCGGCTGGGGCCAGGGAGTCCTCCCTGACGACCAGGGCGCTCGGTGTTGACTCGCTCATAGCGGGTAGCTCCTTACTCGGCTCGGCATGGGTGCTGGTGAGATGCAGGGGTGGCCGGCGGCCACCAGCTCGGCGACGGTGGGGTTTCTGCGCGGCTTGGTCCTGGGCTGGACGCCGTTGCGCCTGCGCCTGGCGGTGGAGCGCAGCTTGTTGCTGCACGTGCGGCAGAGGCCCTTGCCGTGGTGGGGGCGAGTGTTGGGCCACTCGTCGACGTCGGCGCTCCTGGGGCGCAAGCGAATCCCGCAGTCGCCGCAGTGCTGGGGGACACCCCAGTCGACTTCGGTCCTCACCGGTCGCCCTCCTCGCTGAGGCGGTTCACGAAGTAGAGGGTGCGGAACAGGCCGACGCGCACGCGCCCGGAGTACTCCCAACCCTCCTTGATGTAGCGGCGCACGAGGAGCCAGCCGAACAGGCTCCAGGAGGCCAGGACCTTGAGGTGGTAGACAGCGACCGGGTTGCCGGCGTCGTCGTAGGACCGGTAGTGGCCGCTCATGCCTGCATCTCCTTCTCGGTGGGCACCCAGGCGAGCGTGACGGTCCCACCCATGGTGTCGAGGTCGATGCTGTCGACCGTGTCGTCCTTGGTGGGGGTGAGCCACAGGGAGCGGCCGCTGGCGTAGTCGATGCCGATGCGGGTCCAGGCCAGGCCCTTCGCGCGGATCACCGTGCCGATGGGGAGGGCGTCGAGGTGGTCGCAGTGCAAGGGGCCGTGCCAGTCGTCGTCGGTGAACTCCGCGATGATCTGAAACAGGGACTCCTGTCTACGTGCCTCGGCGTGTCGGGCGTCATCGACCGTGTTGACGCGGTCGTAAGCGTTGAGCAGCTGGGCGCGCAGGCGCTCGTTCTCGGCCTGGAGCTCACGAACAGCCTCCGTCTCAGGCACGTAGGAGAAGTTGCTGGTCGCGACTCTCCGGCGGGGGAGGATTTGGGGGATTTTCATTGGTTCTCCTTGGTAGGGGTGTGGTTGGGGCAGAAGACGATGTCGTAGTTGTCCTCGTCGATGAACCATCCGAGGACGCTCGCTGTTAAGTAGAACTCCCGGATGTCGCTGGCGTCCTGGGTGAGGCCCGGTGGACGCTCGGGCAGGCGGATGGTGTGGCCGCACCCGGGGTGATCGCAGGACATTCGCGCCTGCACCTGTGTGGTGACGATGCGGATCACGCGGCCGCCTGGGCGTCGATCATGCGGGCCATGGCCCGCTCGCGCTCCTGCATAGGGCCGATCACCTGGCAGGCGGGCTCCCCTTCCGCGAACAGGGTGAGAAGGTGGCTGGCCTGCCGGGCCGTGTCCACCTCGAGCGCCTTGTGCGCCGGGGTGTCCTCGTCGGCGGCGCACGCCGCGCAGGCGCGGTCGCTGGTGTCCCACTCCTCGAGGGCCTCCTGGCCCTCGTCGTCGAGGAGGTCACGCAGCATGTACAGGCCGGCGGAGACCACGACGATGCGGTCACCGTGCTGGACGGCGAGCCGGTCACCGACCTTGAGGCCGGCCTGGCCGACGGGCCAGGCGGACGCGCCCGGGTGAGCCGTGGACTGGACGTAGACGATGCGGCTCATCGCTGCGCCACCTCCCTCCAGGTGAGCATCCAGCCGCCGTGCAGGACGGTCTTCCACTCAGACGGCCACTCGTCCTGCACCTTCTCGGCCAGGTCCTCCCCGCCGATGACGCGGGCCGCGCCCATGAGGTCTTGCTGGGACCGGAACGCCATGTAGCCGGGGTTGGCGCGGTCATGTCGGTACTCGGTGTCCAGGGGGATGATGTCGCGGTCGATGAGGTCGCCGACGGTGGTGTGGTAGTCGCGGAAGGACAGTCGCAGGCTCATCGGTCGCGCTCCTTCTCGGCGAGGGCGGCGAAGATGACGAGGGCCGCGGCGGCAAAGCCGGACCAGACGATCATGTGCTGGCCGAACCACATGGAGGACAGGGCGGCGGCGATACCGATGGCACCGGCGACGCAGGCGGCGATGTCGTAGCGGCTCATGCGGCTTTCGCCTCGCCCCATTCGGGGTCCTCGACCTGGGAGGCGTCGACGATGGCGGCGATGAGGTCGCGCAGGCCGGTGCGGCTCAGGGGGACGTCGGGTGTGGTGGCCTCGACGGCGAAGGTGGTGTCCTTGCCGGCCTCGGCCAGGGGGGTGATGGTCACTCCGTGGGCGGAGTGTGGGCGGCCGACGGCGACGCTCTGACGGGCGTCGACCAGGGCCCATGCGGTAGGATTGGGCATGATCTTCCTTCTTGGTAGGGGGGATGGTCACTGGCCCGGCGGGACGGCACTCCTGCCGGGCCTTCTTGCTTGGTAGGGGGTGGGGGTCGGGCTTAGGCGGCTTCGGCCTGAGCCACGAGGGCGGTGGGGGAAATGTCGAGCTCGGCGGCGATGCGGACTACCTCGTCGACGGTGAGTCCTCGCCCGTGCTTAGTGAGCCGGCGGTGAAGGGTTGCGTTGGGGATGCCGGTCTTCTCAGCCATTGAGAAAACCGAGAGGTTGTTTTCCTGGATTTGTCGGTTAATGACCCCTACCAGGCGGGAGGTCAGTGGTTCGGTTCCCATATGAAAACCATATGTTGCGCTCGCATACCTCACAACACCCTGGGAACTTCGTTACCTACGTGCAACTTTGGGTTGCGTATGGCAACATTAGTGTCATGGCTACCATTGACAGGAACCCGTCAGAGGGTCTAAACGCCGCCGTAGCAACCGAGTTGCGACGCGAACGCGCCGCCCAGCAGATCACCATCGACACCATCGTGGAACTGACGGGCCTCAGCCGAAGCACCGTCCTGAACACCCTCAATGCGAAGCGTCTCCTCGGCGTCGAGGCCGTCGCAGCCATCGCCCAGGCCCTCGGAGTCAGCGTCACCACGATCTTCTCCCGCGCCGAGGTACGCCTCGCGTCCGACCGCCGCAAGACGGCCTTCGCCTGACCGCCCCAAGGCACACAAAATGAGGCCCCCACCATCATCGGTGGGGGCCTCACTCGTTCCCTGGGCTCAGACCTGCTTGGTCAGGATGTAGTCGACGCAACCGGGGCTGAACGACAGCAGGCCCCGCTTGTGCTCCGAGACGATCACCCAGCCGTCATCCAGGAGCCGGCCGAGCTTGCGGGCGTGGCTCTTGCTGCGAGGGTTGAGGGTGACGCGCTTAGTCTTCGTTCTCATGATGGGCTCCTCCTTGGGATGGTAGGGGTGTTATGTGAATGTTACGCCGCTGTGAGTAGGGGCACCAGCGGCAGCCACCGCTCACGGCAGCGCAGGCACGTCGCGTGCACGCCATCGAACAGGGCAACACCGTGGGAGCACGCCGGGCACGCCGTGTCCCCCTCCAGGCCCCGGATCACCCTGACCGGCTCGGCCAGGCCCTCGACCTGGTCGCAGCGGGCCAGCAGCCGGGTCACGGCCCGCCCCGTGTCCCACAGGGTCTCGAAGTCGGCCGCCTCAACGGCCGCCG